GTCATACCCACTGCATTTTTTGCCATGGCAATCGGAGAATAGCCAACTAAACCATCAAAGCCAAGACCAGGTATATGCAGGACTTCATAATCCATTAAAGTAACTTCTCCATGCTGTTTAAAGTTTGGGCTTTCGTCCGAATCCCTTCGATAAATATAGAAGAGTCGGCCATTATCGGAGCGATGAACCGTTACCTTATTGGGTAAGAGTGGATATAAAGCTAAAACCCTTCCGGTTTGGTCACGGATGATTTGTGCATAGGCATTTCCCCAAATTAAAAGATGACTCATCAGTGTTTCTCTGAACACGAATGAAGTCATCTCTGGGTTTGGTTCGTTATGCAGAATGTTGTATAAGGAATGGTTAAATACTCGTTCCTTCCCCTCGCTAGAATATCGATATAATTGCAAGGGTAATGATGCGATTGTTTCAGATAGAATGCGAACACAAGCATAAACCGCTGTAGTCTGCATCGCTGTATACTCATTAACTGCTTTTCCACTGGTTGTTGAACCAAATAAAAAGGAATACGATGAATTCAGATAATTGTTTCGTGGTTTATCTCTAGATTTAAATAGTTTTGAGATTATGCTCATATGAATACACCTCTTTCTAAAAAAGACAAAATAAAAGCATCTACCATAGCAGATGCTCGTCCTATTACTCTTAATTACATAAACTTTAATGCCAATTCTTCAATTCTCACTTGATGCCCATGATTAAGTTTTGCATAGTATTTTGCATGCAAATCTACTGCATGAGCTGCTTTTTTTTGTCTTTCGATACCAAAATCTAATCCTATATTCACTAAATAGTATTCTGTTGCTTTAGCATTAATCGTTCGATGATACTCATTTCCATCCAACATATATATCAGTACATTAATGTAATCATTGGCTGAACCAATGTCCATTGAAGTCTGCCTATTAACTTGATTTTTTCCATCAACTCTAGTTAGCTCTCCAGAATATACTTTTTTCCCAATATCATATGCACATTCAATCATAGTTTTTGTAATAGCACCCATATAACCCGACTCCTTTTTATCAATCATTTGATTTAATCTGTTAACTCTTTTTTATGATATCATAAAAAGATGCAGCCTGCATATGATTCTGCAGCGTCATACACGGCTTCTAGCCGTCTCTGGTCATACCTAGTTGCAGATTATAAACTTATGATTCCCCTATCATCATAAACACTACCCTCGTCATTCCTATTTCGAATGCACCTATCAAGAGCCATTATGGCTGCAACAATTCCATCAATCTTTTCTACTGATTTTTCCTTATCTGGCTTGATGTTTCCCGCTGGGTCTTGTCGCATGACTACATTTTGTGCCATCCATTTTAGTACAGGATGTCCGCCATGATTAATGCTTCCACCCATTAAAAGCTTATATAGTTCCTTACTAGGTGGAGACATATCTTTGTATCCTTGGCCAAATGGAACGACTATAAAACCCATGTCCTCAAGATTTTGAACCATCTGTGTTGCATTCCAACGGTCAAAGGCAATTTCCTTAATATGGTACTTTTCGCCTAACTCTTCAATGAATTTCTCAATAAATCCGTAATGCACCACATTACCTTCAGTCGTATTTAGGTATCCTTGCATCTCCCATACATCGTAAAGCACATGGTCTCTCCGACATCTTAATTCCAACGTGTCTTTTGGTAACCAAAAAAATGGTAGTATGATATATTTTTCATCCTCCGACCGAGGCGGAAATACAAGTACAAAAGCAGTGATATCGGATGTACTTGATAAGTCGAGTCCTCCATAACACTCACGACCATTCAACGAATCAATATCTATCAGTAAATCACCACGCTTGTAAATATGGTCTGGTATCCAACATACCGTAGCTGAAGTCCAAATATTTAATCTAAGTTGTTTAAACACATTCTCTTCTGCCGGATTTTCAAGTGCATTCAGATACGCTTCACGCACTCGCTCGATAGTAATCGTATGACCTAGCGAAGGGTTTGCTTTATACCAATTCGACTCATCATTCCAATCCTCTTCTTCATTAAGTCCATAAACGACTGGATAGAAACTAGTATCTTTTTTTCTACCTGCTTTAATATCAAGCGCTTTTGTGTGAAGTTCATAGCAAATGCTATTCTTATCATTTCCAGCTGTTGTTATGATAAAAAAAAGTGGTTGTTCCCTTGCATCACCTGACCCCTTAGTGAGGACATCATATAGTTTACGATTAGGCTGAGCATGAATCTCGTCAAAGACTAGACCAGATACATTCAATCCATGTTTCGTCCCTGTTTCAGCAGACAATACTTGATAATATCCGACATTTGAATAATTCACTATCCTTTTTGTTGCAGCAGTGATTTTAGAACGCTTAAGTAGTGCTGGTGTCATTTGAACCATTTGCTTTGCAACATCAAACACAATTGATGCTTGGGATCTATCACATGCTGCACCATAAACTTCTGCACTAGGTTCATTATCTGCATAAAGTAAATATAGCGCTATTGCAGCAGCTAGTTCTGATTTTCCTTGTTTTTTTGGTACCTCCACATATGCTGTAAGAAACTGTCGTTTACCGTCTTCTTTAACAATGCCGAACAAGTCCCGTATAATCTGTTCTTGCCAAGGCAATAAATAAAACTTTTTTCCAGCCCACTTTCCTTTCGTGTGGCATAAATTTTGAATGAATGCTACTGCTCTATCCGCTTTAGTTTTATCATAATGAGATGTATCAAGCATGAAGGGCGATGGGTTATATTTAAAGGGCATTAAGCGCCACCTCCAAGGAGCTGTTCCATTTCGTCAGCTAAGTCGGAAATCCCTTCTCCCGCTACAATTCTACTTCTTGAAGAAGGTGTAAGACCAAATTGCTCACAGAACTTCAGCATGATCTTCAAGTTTGTCTGCGCTATAGATACTTGTGGTACTTGTTGAAGATAACCATTGGGTGTTCGAATCATAGAACCGTGCTTTGTAATAAACTCTTCTGCCTCTTTCCAACGTGAATATGCTTGGCAATACCCTGCAAAAGCAGCCATATCCATTTCTGTCAAAACTCCCATCTGTTCAAGCAACCTACCCATACGTTTCCATTCTTTCTTTGCTTCATCCTCTAGCCACGTGGGGCATCGTGGGGCTCTCTTTTGCGGTTTAGGTTCATGTGCATTCAATGCCCTTCCTCCTGGATTGCCCTCCAATTCCTTTAAAGCCGTTGGTTTAGGCTTTCTTCCTCTTTGCGACATCGCCCCACCTCCTCTCTTCTATTTTGAGTAACAAAAAAAGACCTCCGAAGAAGTCTTTTTTCATAAGTTTTACATATCAATTCTCTTACAGCAATCTATACCATAAAGTACACTTAAGCTCCCACCACTATCCCAAGCGACCATGATGCTGCCGATATCATCAACACCCATGACGGTCCCCATTGTACCAATAAGTGGTGCTTGTTCGTCATTCATTTTCAACAATTCCACTCTTGAACCTGCTGGATATAGATTACGTAAGCTTGCAAGAACCTCTTTTCTAATTAGCATCCGGATTTCCCCCTTCTTCGCACAACTGTTCATATGTTTTAATGTTCACTTTTTTACTTTGAAGTCTTGCTTTATGCTTTTCCTCATCTTCTTGAGTTCGAAATGCTGTATGCCCTTTCAATCCGAAGAGTAGTGCTTTTCTTACTGCCTTTTTGTCCTCTCCATCAAATCCTAAACGTACTAGCCAAATACGAAGATAATACTTTTCGTTTTCAGGTTTTTGTTCCTTATAGCTGACTCGTTTTGACTCTTTAGCTGCAATCACCATTTGTGAGGAAAGTTCCACATAGGCTTTATTTTTTTCAGGATTTGATGAGGTTGGATAAATAAAAGTAACTGTGTTCTCTCCAAAAACAAAACCTCTCTGATAATTATCTTTATCACTAAATAAAGTAAAGGCTTTTTCTTCGGTGTTCAATGGGGTATTCTCCAATAATTCGATTAATTCCTCACTGACATAAAAGGATTCACTACCAACCACTTTGTTCAAAAGGTATTGTTTGCTGTGCATCAGATATACTAGATTTCGTAATGTCAAAAAATCATTTCCTTCTATCGGGATATTGATTTCAAGAACATCCTTTTGTTCTTCGACGAAACCTTTGATTATTAATACTTCTTTCAATTCATTTCCTACTACCAAATCTTCACATTCCACAGTACCTTCTCGGTCAATGGTGAATGCACCAACCGTGTAAGCAAATGTTGGTGGTCCTAAGTACTTCTGTTCTTTGCCAGTAATTGAGCAAATCTCGTTAATCAATGTCTTTCGGTTATCAACCTTGGTTCTAAACTTCATATATGATCTACCTCCTTTTTTTTGGTAGTAACATATATCACTCTGAATGGCATATAAGTCAAGTACTATACATATCAGCAACAATCTTTTTACCGATTACAAAAACAACGTTGACTGTTACACCGTTTCCAGCTTGTTTGTAAAGCTGAGCATCTGAATTCACCTTTGCAGCCTTTTCAAACAGTTCATCCGGATAACCCTGTAGTCTAAAACACTCCCTTGGCGTCAGTCTTCGTATCCTTACTTTCTTCCCATTAAAAACGACTACCCCGACAGCACCTGAGCAAGAAACTGTATGAGCAAATCCTCTTCCAACTCTTGCCCTTCGTGTTCCGGAATTTGGATACGAAAGATCCACTGAATCACCTGGATAAGCTGTTTGGTATCC